GGCAGTCTACGATTCCAACCGTTGCAGCAGGGAGCTATCTTTGGACACGAACAATCATTACCTTCACAGATAGTGCAACCCAAACTACCTATTCAGTTGGTAAGATTGGCGATACGGGCAAAGGCGTTTCATCTACTGCTGTTACATATCAAGCATCTTCTTCTGGTACTACAACACCAACAGGTACCTGGAGCTCTTCAGTGCCTACAGTTTCTAACGGACAATATCTTTGGACAAGAACAATCACAACATATACTGATTCTTCTACGTCTACAGCATATAGCGTTGGATATAAAGGTACAAATGGTTCTAACGGTACAGCCGGTGCTGATGGAGATACTTCCTATCTTCACGTGGCCTACGCAACTTCATCTAACGGTTCTACAGGCTTCTCAACGTCTGACCCTTCAGGAGCATCCTATATTGGCACCTATACGGACTTCACAGAAGCTGATAGCGAGAACTATAGTGACTATACATGGGTAAAGATTTTAGGCCCTACAGGAGCAACAGGTAAAGGTATCTCATCTTCAGCTGTTACGTATGCTTCAAGCACATCTGGAACAACGGCACCATCTTCTGGTTGGCAGTCTACGATTCCAACCGTTGCAGCAGGGAGCTATCTTTGGACACGAACAATCATTACCTTCACAGATAGTGCAACCCAAACTACCTATTCAGTTGGTAAGATTGGCGTAGGTGTTTCTTCCATAACACCTTATTACCAACTAGCAACTAGCAAACCCGCACAACCAACTAATAATACATCAAACCCAGGAACAAGTTGGACAACAACAGAGCCTAGTTACCTTAAAGATAGAGACCTTTATCGTACAGATAAAGTTGTATATACCGATGGAACTATTTCATACACAACAGTAACAAAAGTTGCAGCATATGATGCTGCTGTTGTTGCTATAGATACTGCAAATAGTAAATCAGATATTATTGTACAAAGCACGGTTCCTGACGAATCTTATCAAAAAGATACTACATTATGGATAGATTCTTCTATACGATCTTATGTTTGGAATGGCATAGAAAATCAATCATCCTCATCGGAGTCAATATCAAATGAGGTAACACGCACCAACCTTGCAACTAATCCGCGTTTCCAGAACACTTCGGGCACCGTGGAGGTGCGGAGGAATCTGGCTACCAGAACACGAGCCGACGCCTTTACCACATATGGAGCTCCGTCACTCATGCCAGTGACCACGGCTATTCCGGGGATTACTCAGGCCCGTGTAGCAACACGATCTACTGCGTCGTGGATCGGAGTTCGCGCCGCACCAGACGACTTTGTAGACTTCGCAATCACTCCGGGTAAGCCGATCACCGTCGGTATGCTGGTTTGGGCAACTGTCCCTGCTCACCTGATACTTGTTACCAGGAACTCGTCCGGTAGTTTTATCGCGGATCGCGAGATTGCAATGCAGGTTGTCCCCTCGGATGGTCCCGGTACGTGGATGACCGGGACATATACCCCCGTGGACGGGGAAGCGGGTGCAGGTCTCCGCGTTTCAAATCCAGAAACTTCTGCGATTGGCGAATGGGTAGCGGCAGCAGCAGCCATGGCGGTCGAAGGGGAAGTGACTCTCACCGTAGACGATTGGTTCGACGGCTCCTACTCCCCTGACCCGGACCTGACGCCCTCCTGGACTGGCACAGCTAACGCGAGTGCGAGTGTGCTGAAAGGGTTCGTGCCTACAAATATACAAGTGGCGCGTGGGAAAGCGTATTCATCCATATACGGGTTTGCGATTGCCCCTACCGGGTCATCATCAGACTCGGTTGCGGTCGTTGCAGGGCAATCAGGTAGTATGACTGGTCTTGGCGTCACCTTCACCCCTGGGAAATGGTATGGAGCGTCTATAGTTTTCTACCAAGAAGCCGCCCAAGTATCGGCTAACGCTTCTGCTCTACCCAGAACCCTAGATCAAGCTAATTCCGTGGATGGGTGGAATAAGAGTGGTGTACAGGCACCAAACGTGTCCGGGAACACTCTATTATCCACAGTGTGGCAATGCCCTACTGACGCCACGTGGCAAGTTGTTCGAGTACATAACGGCTCCTCCGACCCCTCCGATATTGTCTACTGGGACAAGCTCCTGATCGTGGAAGGCGACTCCGAGGCTGAAGTACAAGCCGCTTTGGAGCAGGGGTATTTCGACGGAGGCTATGGTACAAATGTTAGCAATATCTCTAAAGCATGGTCAGGTGTAGGCTGGGAAGTTGTTGAAGATAACAAGGGCGATAATGCTATGGATAAAGCTAATATGGCTTATACTGCTGCAAACCTTGTTCAAACAGCACTACAAGGACTTGTTACAGTTTCAACAGATGCACCCGAAGACCCAACATCTGGCTCAGTTTGGTTTGAATTAGACGATGACGATAATGTTATTGGTATATATTATTGGTCAACTACAGAAGATACAGATGGTGCTTGGACACGGTATACTCTTGTTGCAGACCAAATACTTGTTCCAAGCAGCCTAGGTACAACTTCTATTGGCGATGGTGCTATTTTAACTAACAACATAGCAGCTGAATCTATTACAGTAGATAAACTTGACACCTCTTACGGCTTTTTTAATCAGATAGTTACAGGCACTCTTACTAAAAATTTTCTAGATTCTGATATTAATGCGTCCCTGGCTGCTGCAAATGATTGGGCAGAAAAGGTTACAATAGATCGTAACAGCATTACTATTTCTAACAAAACTAATGCTACTAACCAAACCAAGATGGTTTTGACTAGTACAGAGCTAGCATTTTACACAGCTGGTGTAAAAGTTGTGTCTATAGATTCAGCTACACAGAAAATGATTATAGATAAAGCACAGATTGCTACAGAAATACAAGTAGGTAACCACCTTATTACAAAATATAATGACGAAATTACGTTAATACGATGGATAGGATGATAGCATGGCAGTAACATGGGGCTCATATAGTGGATATATTAGAATAGGCATTGAACCATCTGTCAGCGGTACTACAGCAACAATTAAAGTATATGCTAACGTTTCAGGATATTACAACACAAACTATGCTTCTTTATCTGTTACACGTTCAGGCTCTTCAACAACACTAACACATTCTCCTGTATCTGTACACCTTTCTGCTGGTGGTACAGCCCTTATCTACACTACATCAGCATCTTATGTTGGAACACAGACCTGGAAAGCAACTTTAAGTGTCTCATCCCTTGGCAACTATCCTTCAGTATCTAAGGCTGTTACAGTTGCTTCAGCATCACAACCTTCTATATCACCATCAACAATTACATTAGGTAATTCAGCAACTATTAATACCAACCGTGCGTCGTCATCCTATACACATACTCTTACAGCAAAGTTTGGTAACTATTCTACAACTATAGGCACAGGCGTCACTACTAGTAAGTCTTTTACTCCTGATCCAGCCAGCCATGCAAAGCAAATACCCAATGCAACCTCTAGCTGGGGTACTATTACATGTACAACCTATTCTGGTTCAACAACTGTAGGCTCTAAAACAACTAAGTATACAGTATCTATACCTTCATCTTATGTACCAACTATTGGTACAACCTCTGTGACTGAAGCAGGTGATGTTACATCAACTGCAAAGGCTAAAGGGTATTTTACTAATATATCTAACTTAACTTTAGGTATAGGTACATCTTCTGGGTATTATGGCTCTACTATATCTAAATCACAAATAACTTTCGAAGATACTACATATACTCAAAATAGCTCTGCGGCTTATACTAAAACAGGTGTAGTACCACTATCTTCAGGTTCACAGACTATTACATATAAGGTAACTGATTCTCGAAGTAGAACGGATTCTGAGACTAAAACAATTAATGTTTATGACTATACTACACCTACAATTAACACGTTTACTGTTGAACGATGTAATAGCTCTGGAACTGCTGACCCTGTTGGAACATATTGTAAAGTAACTTATAATATTTCAGCCTCTAATGTCTCTAGTGCAGGTTTATCTAACAAAATCACTTTTGCTATTAACTACAAAAAGACTACAGATAGCGCTTACTCAGTTGCTAAAACATCATCAACATCTTCTGGTACATCTGCTACAGGCACATTTATATTTGGTGGAGGCAATTTAGACATTGCTAACACTTATGATGTACAAATCACTGCTACTGATATAGTTTACACAAAAACAGTCACAGTAGAAACAAGTCTTTCTACAGGACAAGTAGCTCTATCTCTTGCAAAAACAGGTGTTGGTGTAGGTAAGGTGTGGCAGCGAGGTTCTCTTGATGTTGGTGGTGACGCCTATATTTCAGGCTCTACTGATTTTCTACCGGCAGGTGTTATTGTACCTTATGCAGGTTCTACAGCTCCTGATGGCTGGCTTATTTGTGATGGTTCCACAGTTGATAGTGCAACATACCCAGAATTATATGCTATAATTGGTACAACATATGGTGGGAGTACTTCAGCTTTCCGGTTACCAGATCTGCGAGGCCGCGTACCGGTAGGCTATTCGACAAGCCACTCGTATGCTACCACTTTGGGTACTAAGGGTGGGGAATCGACTCACACCCTAACCATCAGTGAGATGCCGGCGCACACGCACGGCTACAGCCGAAGCAACGTCCAGAATTATGTGCGAGTCGAGGCGTCATCCACCTACGGGCGGTCGGCTAACGTCGCAGCTACTACCGGTTCCACAGGTGGCGGGGAAGCCCATAACAACTTACAACCATATATTGTATTAAACTATATAATAAGGAGTAGATAATGTCATTATCAACAATAGCTGATTTAGCAGAAGATACAGATTTTAAACGTCGTGTAAAAGTAGTAGTTGTTACGAATAGTATAGATACTAATCCAGATTCTTGGTTAAATGAAAATATGCTTAAAGTAGCAGCATATGAAGGTTTTGAGGAAGCATATGAGACAGCCCTAGAACAAGAATATGCAGCTTCACCTGGACGTAATCCTGATGTTATTTCAGATGAGCAAATAACTACAGCTGTAAAATCTATAGCAGGTATATCCTAGACATTTTTAATACCATGTTCGCGCAATATCTCACGAAGACGTTCATTTTCTCTTTTAAGAAGCTGACACTCTTTGTCTAAATCACGAATACGCATTTGCTTAGCTTCTATTTGTCTTTGAAGCTGTTCTATCCTATTATCTTTATCTGCTAAAACTATATTCTGATTAGTTAACCGCTCTGTATAAGCGGCTTCTTTAGGTATGCGCATAGAGCGCACAGTTGTTATAAGACTTACAACTCCAGTAGCGCCACCTAAAGCCATAAGTATCTCTAATAGATTCTTCATACAGCTTCCCGGTAGTATATCAAGCTAGTGTAAATGTCAGAAATGGTCTTAGCTAAATAAAGGCATAATAACATGAAAGCAGATGATCTGGTAAGATAGATATAGTTATGAATCATAAAACCGTATTCTAAATTACGTAATACGGTTATAATGTTTCCAGACAAAATAAGAAATAAACCAATAAAAGAGGTATAAAGAACAGAACTATATTTTTGGTGACTAAAACGAAACATTTTTGTTTCTGCATAGATAACTAAAATGCCACCTGATATGAAGGTAAAACACCAAATATCATCACTCATAGAAAAAATATCTGACTGCTCTAGGCTCAAATAAAGAAGTGAACCAAAAAGTATAGACATAAAAGCAACAACAATGTTGAAAGTACTTGGTTTATATATCATTTTAGCTAATCCTCCACTTATTAATTATAGCATATAAGGATAACAAGATGTTTCGACTACATGATGGAAACAGGGTTATAAAGTTTTCTGGACAGATTTTAGCAAGTGTATCTTCTGAAGATGAGAACTCTTTACGTTGGTCAGAGTTTACACTATACAAAACACAAGCAAATAAATATATTTTACACCGTATAGGCAGGTCACGAGTCTATCATACGCTCTGGTGTCATAGAGGTTTAGAGCCAACACCTACTACAGCTATTACAGAAGATTGGGTTCCTTGTAGTAAATGTAAACCTAATCTTATAAATGACTCTATGATTTGTCCTGAAAAAACACGCAATAAAGTCATAATTACACCCACAGCAGAGAGCATAATTACGGCTCTTTACATGAAAGATGAAAATGACGTATTCTATCTAACAAACACTGCTAAAGACCTACTAGAGGAAGCATCAGAAAATGACGAAGACATTAAAAAAGCATATACGGAGGAGTATCTAGCATGACACTTATTGTAATTAATGACCCTAAAATACGTTTAGAATCACAAAAAGTACAAAAAGCCTATCTTAAAAGCATAGGACTTCACCTTGAAGGTAAAACAAACCTAGTTGCTCCAGAAAATATAGATGATTTTGCTAAAAAAGTACAAGAGTATAGACCAACAGTAAAGAAAAGAGCAGATAATATTGTTATTTTAGGTAGTTTAGATGACTTTTTTGATTCCGATGAAGTTGATATTGGATACTATAGATTCCATGACCTTTACATCAATCATAAAGGCGGAGTTATTGTAGGTGAAAAACCTACATATAACTCTGGTGCGTACCTCCCCAACGTAGACCCTATAAAAGATATAGATTATATTATTTCTGTAGCAAAATATAATGAAAATCTATCAAGAGCTTATAATCTAAAAAGTTCTATTGATTATACTGGACGTGGAAATGGTTTTCCTCGGGCTATTATTTGTGGGTTTGGTTTAGACTACCCGCGCATATCAATGGGTGGCTTAACTATTCTTGGTGGGCTCCCTGAGTATGAAAATTTTTGGTATAGCGTGGGGTGGTTTAGAACACGCTCTAACGAACGAGACCGCAAGAAACTTCGAAAACTAACCCTAGAAACATATCCTGATGCTGCACGTATAGCTATTACAGAAACCGCAGATAGGATTATGACAGAAGAAGGTATTCGACATGTATATATTGAAGGCCGTCCGGGTAAGGCAAATAACTTTACAGCACGTAAAAAATATGGTAGTCTCATTTATGAAAAAATGTTAGAATACTTTGAAGAGGAATAATACATGCTACGTGAGGATATGACCTTACATTTTGTAGATAACATGGCAGAGCTGCGGTCCTTTTATGATTGGCTAAATAAAGGACCGCATCCTGTTATGGGTATTGATACAGAAACAACTGGTTTGAAAATATACCAAACAGAAGATTTGACATCTATCGGTGGCGAGGTCCCCTTTCATTGTCGAATGATTCAGGTCGGTGATGAAACAGCCGGATGGGCCTTTCCAACGGACCCTATGCTCAATTGGTCTGGTCCTGTTTTAGAGTTTATGAACGCTTATGATGGTATTTGGGTAGCACATAATATTGCATATGATGCTCAAGTTTTAAAACAACATTTTAATTTTGATTTTCCGTGGGAACGAACACATGATACTATGATTATGGCACAAATGTTGCGTCCTCAACAGTCTGCTGCTCTTAAAAAAATCACACAAGAGCTTATAGATCCTCGTGCTGCTGATATGCAATCTCGACTTGATTACGATATGAAACAGGGAGATTGGGGTTGGGCAGATATACCATATGAAATACCTTCTTATGGTTTGTATTCTGCACTTGACCCTGTGCTTGCTGTAGAGCTTTGGCACAAACTTCGCGCTGATCAACTTTTCCCTGAGAGCTTTGATCTAGAAATGTCAGCACTACGTATAGCTATTGGTATGGCACACAGAGGTGTTAGAGTCGATTTAGAATACTCTGAGCGTAAATACTATGAAATCATGGAATATGTAGAACGAAGTAGAAAGTGGGCTAAAGACAACCTCCAGATTAATATAGGCTCTACTGTGCAACTATCACGATGGTTTTTGAATAATGGAGCTGAATTAACAGCAAAAACAAATAGTGGTTCTTATAAAATGGATAAAGATGTTCTTCGCTCTATTGCATTAAATGGTAATTCTACTGTCAAGCCTATTGCAGAGTTTGTACAAAATGTAAAAAACCAAGAAAAGATGGCAAATACATATCTTTTAAACTTTGCTAACTTCTCTACAAAAGGTGTTTTGCACCCTAACATTAAAACAATGGGCGCACAAACATCTGGCCGTATGTCTATTACAGACCCTGCTATGCAGACTCTTCCTAAGGGAGATAAACTTATTCGTCGTGCTATTATCCCTAATGAAAATGAAGTATTTATTTCTGCGGATGAAGACCAAATGGAGTTTAGAATATTTGCTGTGCTTTCTGGTGACCAAGCATTAATAGATTTGTTTAATCATGCAGATGCCACAGGCGGAGACCCTTTCACAAACATTGGTAAACAGATATATCAAGATGATTCTTTTGTTAAATCAGACCCACGTAGACGTTTAGTTAAGTCTTCTGTATATGGTCGTCTTTTTGGTGCAGGTGTGGCTAAACAGGCAGATACAGCTGGTGTAGATAAAGAAGTAATGCAAAAAATCTCAGATGATATGGAAGCAATGTATCCTGGATTCATTAGTCTACCACTAAGTATTCAACGAGAAGTTACTAACACTGTTGACCCTAAAACAGGTTATGGATATGTAGATACTATTTTCACACATAGAAGAATCCCAGTACCCGGAGATAAGGTATATCGTGGAACAAACTACCGTATTCAAGGTTCTGGTTCTGAGATGCTCAAACTAAATATGGTAAAAATGGCTAATGCTGGCTTAGAGCAATACATGAAACTGCCTATTCATGATGAGGTACTGCTTTCTGTGCCACCTGAAGATGTTAAAGATGTTATGCCAGTCTTAGAGGAATGTATGACAACACGGGGCTATTCTGTAACGTTTAAAGCCGGTAGTGAGTATAAAGGTACAAGTTGGGCAGGTAATATAGATGAGCTTCAATTGTAATGATAAAGTAAAAATTAAAGATATGTACTGGAAAGGTTATGTTGGGACTATTATAGACAAACAAGGAGAGTATTTTATTGTACAGCTTGATGATTATCCCAATAAACACCTTAAGTTCACAGACAGCTATTTAGATAAACCTGATGCAGATATTAAAAAATATCAAGAATGTGGTAAAATAGTAGTATGAAAAAGTTATTTAAAACAGATAAAACAGATATAGAAGGTATGCTGGAGCTTATGAAAAAAGACGCTCCAGAGGCTTTTGATGAGTCAGGCCGTCTCAATACTACAACTAGTTTCTATGAAGTAAACGGAAAGATGGTACAAATACCTCGTGAAGTTTATGAGTTTCAAAGAGACCAAGCAAAAGAATATAACAAAACATCACAAGGTCATGTTGAAATAAGGAGACAAGATACTACTAATGTTTTTAACGTTATTATGGGAATGTTAGGCTATGACTCACATTTAGATTACACTATTCGAGAAAAGCCGGGTTGGAAAGCAACACCAAATAAACCTTTACCACGGATGCGTTGTACACATGTTAATGATAAAGGGCACCAATGTGAAAAAACAGCTCCAATGGGCTCATTCGTTTGTATAAGACATGGAGCTAAGATGAAAGAAAATATAGAAAAACAAAAAGAAGCTATCCAAAAAGCACGTATGCGTATTACAGGCATGACTGATGATGCTCTTGATGTTATTCAAGATATCATTGAGAGTGAAGACACTAACCCACAGGTTCGTTTAAAAGCTGCACAAGATGTTCTAGATCGTGCAGGATTAAAACCTGGTATTGATATGAATATTGATGTCAATCATCATGTTGATGTTGTTGCTGATTTACGTAATACTCTTGAAAGCATGGTAGAAGCTGAAGTGATAGAAGAGGCTGATGACAATACAGATTCCAGCAATAGCTGAGTTTATTGTTCTTGCAATCCTTGTTGTGGTATTTGTCTGGGGAGTGCTGGATATTATATATTCAGGTATTGCACACTTTATAGCTAATAGAAGAATAAAAAAGAAGCAACATGATAGACACGAAGAACTGGATTTTCACGAAGAAGGATTTGGAGAGTAAATCTTTAGCTGAAATACTTCTACAGCAACCTAAAAAAATTCGTGATGAATTCTATAGTCATATACAAACAGATGAAGAAGCTATAGACTTAAAATATAACTGGAGTTTTTGGGGACGACCAAAGCAGTTCGTCCCTAAAGACTCTTATATTCACATTCTTGCGCCTGGACGTGGTTTTGGTAAAACTAGAGCATCCTCAGAGTGGGTTCGTGGATTAGCAGAAAACTATCCTGGAATTCAGATAGGACTTGTTGCTCGAACCTACGGTGACGTTATGCGTACTATGATTCATGGTGAATCAGGAATACTTAAAATATGTCCGCCAAATAACAAACCAGAATTAAAAAAGCAAGAAGGTGTCCTTATTTGGCCAAATGGTTCTAAAGCCATTATATACTCTGCTGATAGGCCAGACCAGTTGCGTGGACCTACACTACATGCCGCTGCTGCTGATGAGCTTTCTGCTTGGAAGTTTGTTAAAGATGCCACAGGCACAACCAATACTTGGGACAACTTACAACTAGCAACACGTGAAATCTATGACATAGATGGTTTAAAACGTCAACCACAAATTCTAGTAACGACAACGCCACGAGCAACAAAAGAATTTATTGAGCTTAACCAAATGGCTGAAGATGTTAACAACCCTCATATCACAATTGTTCATGGAACATCTTATGAAAATAAGGCTAATCTTGGTAGTGCTTACTTTGATAATTTAGAGCAAATGTATGGTGGCACAGACCTGATTGACCAAGAGTTGAATGGTATTCTTCTATCAGAAAAGGAAGGTTCTCTCTGGAGTTTTGAATTAATTGATTCTTGTACTCTAAAAGATGCTTCTCTAGAACAATATAATATTAACAGATATATTATCTCTGTTGACCCCTCAGTTGCAGAAGACCCCAAAGACGAATGTGGTATTATTGTAGGTGGAGTTAATCGCTCTTCTCGTGCTAAAGATAGGCGTATGTTTGTTTTAGAAGACGCCTCTATTAAAGGCCCACCTGAAGAATGGGCTAAAGTTGTTGTTGAATTAACAAGAAAATACCCTGGAGCAATGGTTATTGCAGAACGAAATCAAGGTGGTGGTCTTGTATCATCTACTATTAAAGCTGCTCAACTGCCTGGAGAAGACCCTATAGATATTCGTCTTGTTTGGTCTAGAAACAACAAATATACAAGAGCTGGTGGTGTTGTGCTTAAATATAAAACTAAACCAACACAAGTTTATCATTGTGATGTATTTCCGACTCTTAATAATCAAATGGTAATGTATAATCCTGAAACATCTAAAAAATCACCTGACCGCCTAGATGCTCTTGTACAGCTTGTTCAATATGGTCTTATTACACCACAAGATGGAATATATAATCCTCCTATGACTATTATAAAACCACATAAAAAGGTTTTTACACCATTTATGAGAGGGTTGTAATGCAAATACAAACATCTGCTGGTACTTATTCTTTAAATCAAAATGAAAGCACTGTCACGGTATATTGTAGTGATACAACAGCACTAGACTTACTAATTGATGGTCTAGAGCTTGTCTCAGGAAAACAATATACACCTGACAGTGCTACATCTGTTACAGCAAAAAAGGAGCATATAGCTCAATACTTTGCTTTTGAAATTGAAGAATATTTAGAGTTTGAGTAAATTAATTGTATGGTAGTTAGACCACTTACCATCTAAAACATCAAAGATAGCTACACCACGTTGACCTGATGAACCTGAAATATTCTCAAACTTATCAGAACCAGACTCTGCTGTAGGGCAGTGTATAATCCAACGACCTTTATCAACTTCTTCTAAGCGTTGTATGTGATAATGTCCTGTAATTAAAATATCAGCATTCCAACCTGGCCGTCTATTAAAAGCCTGGTCTTTCCACCATTTAGCATGTGAATTAATGTTACCAACATTATGTCCATGAAAAACTGCTAAGCGTGTCCCAGCAAAGGACCATTCTGCCTGCAAATAACTATTTTCTGGCCGAATAAAGGTTACATTGCTAAACTGGTCATTAGATAAAATAACTGTTTCTAGCATTTTTGATAAAAGAATACCATAGTCATTATCAGAAGACCCTATTTGATCTTTCTTACCTGCACGAACCTCACAATGATTAGAAGGTACAGATACAAAGTAAAGATTATCTACATAAGGAGCAGTTGAAGTTATTGTGTGTAATAGGAATGTAAAAGCCAAATCCAACTGAGATACTAAATCTAAATCATTTTGTTCTCGTTGACCGTTAAAATTAAAAAAGCCCTCAATAATATCGCCTACGTCTACAATAGTTGCTTGCGAGATATTTTCTTCTTTTATTTCCTCAATGAAAGACGCGGCGGCGAGATTTAACAAATCTAGTGTAGATTGACTATTACCGCCTCGCTGGTTTCCTTTGCCTATTTGTGCGTCAGCAAGCGCAAGTACTTTACCCTTTTTATTTGTGCTCTTATGTGGTTTGACAGGCATTTTAAAAGACTTAATAGAGTCTTTACCTTCAGCAACAATTCTTTTTATGATTGCATCATTTGTTAAATCTGGTGCTGTTGTTACTTTAGAGCTATGTAAAACTACAATCTCACCATCAGCTTTAGCAACTTCCCACTCAGAATCAGTCCGTGAGATAACAATACCGTTGGGCGTTTTTGATACTTCTTCTGAGGGCTGCGCTATACTAGCAGGAGGGGCAACAACACCAAAAAGAGCGGCATGCGTGTTGTGTCGTCGAACAGATGAGCGTGCTACACCATATTTCCTAGATGCTTCTGTTGGGCTTATATCTACATACCCTACACCTAAATTGCATAATTTACATTGCGGATGATTCATATATTCTCAATTCTAATTAAGTCTACTACCTGTTGAATTCTATCATAGTCAGGGTGCTCTGGCAACATAGTATTACCTAAAGCATCAATCAACTTTGGTAGTGTGTGTATATCAATATCTGGGAGATTTGGTCTATATACTTGCTGTATTTCGCCTGTCTCCCATAAATCTTTTAAAGTAAGATAATAATATATCGCGCCCTTTCTATGTTTATCTTTGCCAAGTCGGTCATACCTAGAGATATAACCAGATATCAGGCCTCTATAACTATTTTTAATTTGTTGTGATATAAAAAGATCCCGTATATCAACTAAAATATAGCCTTCACGTATTATGACTTTATAGGGTGTAAACAAAATCTCTATTGCATTAGGATTACCTTTAAGACATTGTTGACAAAACTCACGTAACTCTATTGTTGTTAAATCAATAGAGTTTGTTATGTCTTGTTTAATAGTATTTTTCTGTGTACCAATTGAAAACAAAGTCCTGGTTTCTGCAAGATTGACTCTATAAAAATCAATATCTGATTTTTCTGTATTTAATCCGTGTGCGTATGAACCAATAAGACCTTCAATAATTTTTTTCATAGATTTATTTTAGCACATTTATTGGCGTATGTCAACATTTGGCAATGGTAAATCCCAAACAGGATAATCACCCTTTGCTAGTTGTATATGCCAACGGTCAAGTACACCCCTATTGTATAGATATTTTTCAATATCAAAAATATGTTCTCCTTGAGGAGAGCCTTTGTATATTGTTGTACGCACTTCAAAATCAATCCCAGATGTTATAAGCAAATCTAAAGAAAGTTCTGTTTTAGAGAAAGAATTAACAACACCTGTTACTTGTTCATAATCATCGGGCATTGCCTTAAAGTCTAAACCAACCCAATCAATATAAGGTAAAACTCTAACCAAACCTTGCGGGTAAGCTCCTTCTGTATGTACACCAATCTGAAAGCCAAGCTCTTTTATCTGTTTCATAAAAGGTACAAGAGCAAGAGACTGTCTTAAAGGCTCTCCACCACTGAACACAATCCCATCTAAAATACCTTTCCGTTTACCTAAATGAGAAAGGATAGTACTTGGAGAAACTACTCCAGGTGTGTCCATTGGTATTAATGCTTGATTAAAACAAAAATCACAATGCCAAGGACACCCTTGAAGAAAAGCCACTGAAGCTAGCTTTCCAGGCCAATCTACAGTAGAGAGTTTATCATAATACGCTATAGTAATCTCGTTCAGCAAACTCACCTCTTTTGCCAATGTTAAAGGACTGAACTGGGCGGAAGTATCCCATCACGCGGGTCCACACCTCTGTTTTCTTACCACATGTAGGACATTCAAAATGTTCTCCTGCAATATAACCATGTGCAGGGCATATAGAATATGTTGGTGTGATTGATAAAAATGGTAGATTATAGTTTTCACAAATAGTCTTAATAAGACGTTTAGCTACACGTCCCGTTTTAATAGAATCACCAGAATAAACATGGAATACAGTCCCACCAGTTGCCAATGTTTGTAGACGGTCATTAATATCTAATGCTTCAAAAACATCTTCAGTATAGTTAACAGGCACAAGAGCTGAATTAGTATAATAAGGCTCTTCGGGTGTTCCTGCTTGTATAATGTTTGAAAAACGCTTCTGGTCTTCTTTAGCAAAGCGATATGTTGCACCTTCAGATGGAGTATATTCCAGGTTGTAGAGGTTTCCGGTCTCTTCTTGGAAGTCAACTAAACGTTTACGAATAAACATAATGATGTCATAAGCAAGCTGTTCACCTTCTTTAGAAGTGATATCAAAAGAATCATTTGTAAAGTTTCTTATCAGCTCATTCATACCGTTAATACCGATAGAAGAAAAATGATTATCATATGTCCCAAGATAGTGCTTTGTATAAGGATAAAAATTTTTATCTAAAAGCTTTGTTACAACTTCACGACGCTTTACCAATATATCTGATGATAGTCTTAGAAGCCCGTCAAGCTCATCTAAGAGGCCATCATAATCATTCTTGTGTGTGTACCCTAATCTTGCCATATTAAGCGTTACAACGCCAATAGAGCCCGTAGAATCCGATGCACCAAAGAGACCAGTGTTGGAATGAGCACGAAGCTCTGTGAGGTCTAGAGAGAGCCTGCAATTATGTGTAATTAAACCATTTGAAAGCATAAATAAATGCTCTGAATCATTAACCTCAAAACAATATAGATTTCCCGGTTGATGACCAATATTTTCAACTTTAGTTACAGAATAGTAGTTAAAGTCATCATCTTCACAAAAATAAGCACCGTAAGAAACCCTCTTTGGATATGAAATACAGTAAACTGGTGTATCTGCTAACCTTCCGTCTCGTGTATCCGTGGAGGATATATGAGCTTTTAATCCTAGCATTGCAAAGAGTTCTAACATATTCTCTGATAATTTCTTAGATGATGTATAAATACGGCGCTTATCTCTAGACCCGTCTGTTTCCATATATCCATCAATTAAACCATTTTTGAAATCTACAGATGTTTCATAGATTACTTTCGTAAATTCCTTCTCATAACCATAATCTCCCTTAACAAAATGTTTAATAATATTATAGGAACCTGATTGAACAGACACAGATGTATCATTTTGATATACATTATATCCCAAGGTAGCCCACATAGATTTTAATTTATCAGCGGTACTGGTTTTTGTTGTATTATTAAGAGAATATGTAACTATATCTTGACGATGAGACCCATCACCTAGATAAGCTCCTACAATAAATCCCAGATTATACTCACCTAAATCATTGTTATTAATCTCATTTTTATTAAATGGTAAGTACATACCAACCTTTATATCTTTAGCAGATAATGTACCGTAATCTTTAGTTGGCTGTAAATGGTTTTTACCCATCTTAATAGTTACACCATTGCTTAATGTAATTGCATATACATCAGTCATAGGCATCTTTATAGGAATACCATAACACCAACCTTCAGGTGTGTAGACCTCATAAGGTGTTCCACGTTTAATGTATCCATTATAAATGTCACCAATTTCTCTGCTAAAAATACCTTTAGATGTTCTTATTAATACTTTAGTATCAGTTGTAAGTGGGCACATAGAACGAACATCAGCAGGGTTCATATCCGAATTGATGAAGTTCTGGAAGTAGGGAAGTCCGTATTTTGCCGTCATATCAAAAATGCGGTTGACAACGGGGGAATCCCAGTCAAAATCTTTGGTAATAGAGTAGGTAGGAATAGGGAAGGTAAATGGGCGGCCATCAGCATCACCTTCCATATATACATCCACTAGTGCAAGATTAATAAGAGTAACTTCTTCTTGTAGATCTCCATAGGTAAAATCACAATATTCTCCACCAACCATTGGATTATCTTCTTTAATATCTTCAGGTACGTTAATGTCAAGCGTAATATTTGTGAATGGTGACTGGAAACCCGCTCTATTTGGTACATTGCAATTAAAAACAAATTGCTGGATATTCTGCTTTACTTCTTCATAAGCAAGATTATCTTGTCTAACATATGGTGCTAAATATGTATCAAAACCGTTAAAGGCAGATGCACCCATCCATTCAGAAGACATAACTGAAAGGAAGTTTGACATTTGACCTATAGCAACATCTAAATGCTTTGGAGGTTTAGAAGCTATCCTACCTGAAACTCCTGTAAAACCTTCTTCTAAAAATGAACGTAGATTCCACCCGGCACAATAAGGAGCTAAACCACCTAAATCATGTATGTGTAGTTTTCCTTCACGATGTGCTGCGCCTTCTTCTGCTGTAAATATTTCATCTAGCCAATAGTTTGCCATCATCTTTCCTGCAAGATTATTAGCCATTCCAGAAAAAGACCATCCAGTGTTTGCATTTTCGTTTGTACGCCAATCGGCCTTGGAAATATAATCATTGATGGATTCTATAGGGTCAATCATTCAAAATTCCTTTACTATTTGAGATGAAAAATGCACCGCATTTTTACGGTGCATTTTCAATTTTAGCATATAATTAATAAAATTAGATAGGTCAATAGTCCTATTAAATACTAAACGCAATTGTTGCATTTATTGCTAGAGCATATTGACGAAGTGTTGATAATGTAATGTCATATCTAGAACTCCCTAGCTTGACAGTTTTTCTTACGTTATGTCAAAGATTCTTTGACAGCTTACTTGCTTTTCTTGCTGCTGCCACCCATCATACCCATTCCCATCATCCCCATGCTGGAACTTGATGAGGATGAGGTGGAGGTTTCTTCGGTTTTAGCTCCGAGCGCTTTCACGACACGAGTAATAATAAAACCTACCCAAGTAATAACCAAAGAGGCTAAAGCAATTAGCCCTATATCATGAAAAGAGGTTCCCATCATACCCATCATTAACAGCATGGTAACCATTCCAAGTATTGTTGTAACGGCATTCAATGTAGCATCGAGCAGTGTTTGCTTCCACCAGGCCCATGTATGTATAACTGCTTTTTCTTCCACAACACTCCTCTGTTTAATCAATAAATTAACCATATTAATTATATCAGATAAGTGTAGTAGTATTAGTCCAGGTCAAAGGTACTTATGACTTTAAACCAACCAGGATTGCCATCTGAATTAAGAACAGTATATTTTGTTTTATCCTCCGAGTACTCAAGTTGTTGGTGCCAGTGACCTGAAAAAACCATCTTAGGTTTAGTCATATCTACCGCTTGTTGTAAAATCTCTCTACCTACTTGAGCACGTTGAGCTGTGTAATAGTCTATGTGCATATGAGACTTAACAGGCACACGAGCTGGAACATCATGAGTAATTAAAACATCAAGTTTTACATCTTTTAGAGGATTAATATCTTCATGTCTAATTTCCTCATCAAGCCACCAATCAACCCCAGGAGTACGATAAGGCCAATCTACAGAAACAGCCCCACCAATAGCCCCAAAAGTATAGAAATAATCTTCTACCCAAGTATATCCTCGGGGGATGATTGAAATATTATCACGCATCCACAAAGTACCATCTTCATTAGGTACCAAGGAGTTTATCGTGTCATAATTATCATGATTACCAGGAATAATCTTAAGAGTTATACCGACTTGTTTAAGACTATCATCTACTATATTAAGCCACTTTTGCTCTGGGTCTTTTGAACCCCAAGGCCCAATACCAAAATCACCAACTTGAATAATTGAAGTACAGCTATATTGTTCTGCAAAAGTAATCATAGATTGTACAAGGTGCATAGAGCCATGAATATCACCAACTACTAATATACGAGTCATACAACCTACGTGTCCGTTAAATCTAAACTACTATCAATTGTGTATATAACCTTTTTAATACCAGCTTCTTTAAGAGCTGCTTGACAACGTATGCAAGGTTTACTCATCATTTGTTTGCCATGCTTGTTTCTACGTGCCACATAAATAGTTGCACCTTCTGTTTCACCTTGACAAGCCTTTATTGCACTTTCTTCTGCATGAACACCTGCTTGCATCTTTGGATTAGGTACATTATTTGGATGATTTTTATCCCTATTAATACCAAGACCAAGAACTCTATTATGCTTAACAATAATAGCTCCATGTTGATATCTACATTGTGAAAGCTTTGCGATGTCCATAGCCTTATCCAACCAGTGACTCTGTGCTTTAGACAATCTTGACATATGAATCAAACAACTCCTGCAAAACCATCTCGGCTTCAGTTGTTGAGCTGAAGAAACCGCGTCTAGATTCATAAGGTAAATGTGTCTTAGATACAAGTTCACCATCAATTGTTAATGTTGCTACACCATCTAGTAAGCCCATCTGCCACACTTTTCCTGTAATAGTCCGCCCTTCAGCGACCACAGGATTAGCCCCTGTAATAAAATCCAAAGTTGCAATATCTTCAATAAAACTAACATCCATTTTTAATCTAACTTAATATGTTCAATAACAAAAGGGGCTGAAGTAAAGTTATCAGTTTCTGCTGTAAACTTCAGAACCTTTTGTAATTCTTTTTTTGTCCTTACCTTATGTACTTTAACATAGCTAGCAGCTTTTGTCCACCCGGAGCCAATACCAACTACATTACCATTTGGAACTTCAATATACTTATTGTACCCATCAATAAAAGCAACCTGGCCTTTAATTGCAATAATAAATTCAGACTCAGATAGACCCTTATAATTACGCAACCAAGAAATAACTTGAGTATTCAAGAAAGAAAACCAGATATCTTTAGAAGTATATGCTTCAACAGGAATATCAGGAAATGATTGTATATTTTCTGCTATCCAAGAAAGAGCATTACCCATACCAGCTATACCAATAACAACTTTATCAGAACTAATAAACTTCTTATGTATAGAAGTATTAAATATGGAACTAAAAGATACTTGTGTATCACTACCAATAAGCACACCATCATTTTTACGAACAGCAATTACTGTGGTCATACGTTTCCCCCTTATAAGAAATATTCTAAATCATCTATGTTAAAATAGTGATTTTTATTTGCCATAATAACATTATTAATTTTAGCTCTACCATAACTTGTATGAGCTATTCGACCAATCATGCCATTGTATTTTTCTAACTCTCCGCTAAAACAATTTGGTTTTACACGTACAATCCAACCATCCCTTACAGAGCCAGGATATAACTGATGCCACCTTTTGTTACTAAGCACTCCATTAGGTAATTCGTCTTCTGATTGTAAGATACCCAAGAGGGTTGAAACTACTTCAGCTGATTCTTCTGTACTCAACTCTAAATTATTAAGTACAGCAGCAAGAGTTTCAACCCCCTTGTATAGTTGGGTAGAGGAGAGAATACCCAACTTATCTAACTCCAACATCAGGACATTGGTGGTAGTGGTGGCATTGTCATTGCAGGAGAATTAGCTGGTGCCGGTGTACTTGCCACTGTTGCTGCTGCTGTTGGAATAGCAGAGGCGGTAGCTGGTGTTGTAGCAGTTCCTAGGCGCTTATTGTATCGAAAATTAATAAAAGAACCGCCCTTACTACCTGTTTTATAATCAATATCAACATTGAAGCGTTGTCCAGTTAATGCAGCCGTAATCTGTTCATCTGTAGGGTCCGTGCTCCAGAATTGAGCATCAAGGCCAAAGAAAAGCATAGTTTGTGTCCAAATTGAAATATCAACATTATTAGTAGATGAATAAATAGGGCGTCGGAAAAATGCTCGACGACTCTTGTTTGGTCCATCTTCTACAGTATACTCCATAAAGAACGCAATAGTTCCACTTGTTTTTGCAGCTTTATGTGGGTCTACCTTTGTAATAACCATATTATAATTACCTGCCGGAAGGTCATCATAACTAGTTGATTCTCCTTGGGCAAAAAGGTCTGACCACTTCTTAGGCTCTACTCCAATAGGCATATTTTCTCCTTATTATTAATCTAAATCCTGGTATGCTTTATCAATCATACCACTAATTGTTGGGTTTTTAAATGTTCCTTCAAGAGCTGGTACTCTTGAACCTGTTGTGTACATCGTATTGGAATCTGTAAACAAATACCGATTCTTCTCGTAGTGATTTTTTGTGTTATCTTCAGGGTCAATAACCAAATCATTATTAAGGTAATAGTATCCTGTTACATCATAAAGATAAGGTAGCTCTGCTTGTGTTGCACCTTTCAAGGTTGGCTGAATCTTTATAACATTACCGTCCTTATCCTTAATAACCTTTTCAGTAGCAATAATAATAGCATATTCTACTGGATTATCTTTACGACCAATCATATTACGAAGGTCTCGGGCAAACCTACCAGTCATATCTGATAACTCCCCCCATTTTTGGCGGTCCATTGATGAAGTGCCAATTCTATCTTCCTTCATCAATACCTGTCCTTCAGACAGCGAATCAACAATTACACTTCTAAAGGGGTGGTCACCACTCAAGAGAACAGAGGTAACAATATCTAGTTCATGATAATCTTGTACATTAACATATACAAAATCCCAAGAACCATCTGAAATGGGTACTGGGTCTATCGTTGGATACCAACGAACCTTCTTTCCACGAAGCCAGTGTGATGAAGATTCAAAGTCAATAAATAGCTTTGGACCTGGCGCAGTGTTTGCTAGTGTAGATTTTCCTGTTTTTGCAGGGCCATAAATAAGCAAACTGAGTGGTTGCTTTGTCATTTTTCTCCTACATATCTTTCATATGGGTTTATTTGTTTAAAGTTAAAGTTAAAGTAGCGGTCAGCATCAGAGCCATCATCCATCAGTGGGCACCCATGTACAAATGGACACTTCCAACTACAATCTCTTGTGAAGTTTTTCCATACAACATCAAGATGGTTTTTTCCAGAATCCAGCTCATCACGAATACGTAACATATCTTTTAAAATCACTGTAACATTTCTATAATAGTTCTGAATATCAAGCTCTGTCAAGCGTACTTCTACTTGTTTATAAAAAGGTGGTTTTGCTTTAGGACCACGTTTTACTTTACGTAGAAGTCTATAAAGACCACCATCTATGGGTTCTTCATCATTTAACAGCCTTTCCAATAGAGAATACATTCTAATTTGTTCAGACGTAAAAGCAGTTTTCATATAGTCATCAAAACTTTGTGTTGTTTTGTAATCAATAATACTAACATGCCCATTTTCTCTGTCTCGTACTTTACGGTCAATTTTACCTTGTAAAACAATCCTATCATCAAGCATTGAATAATGCAAGGCATCTTCAATACCAATTGTTTCAATATTTTGATCTAGATTATTCTCAAAAATCCACTCAAAATATCCTTCGAGCATAAGGCGACCTAGTTCTGCTTCATTCCAAAACTTTTTATCCAGTTCTTCATCAAAACTATCACCAGACTCTTCAAACAAGGCTCTATCCTCATTTACAGAGCTATCATATACTTCAAATGGATCTGTTTCTTCAGCATAAAACTTTTCAAGTGATTTATGTACACGGGAGCCTAGTGCTAAAGGACCTACGCGATTATCTTGAATAGCACCTAAACCAACATAATATTGTAGATACCATTTACGCTGACACTCTTTAAATGTCTGTATTTCAGAATTTGAAATAGGAATATGGTCTGCACCTTGTCCTAAATAAGGTTCTCTATAAAAATCTTTCATGGCTTAACCCTACCACATTCAACATACGCTTGCCAAGTTTTGGGGAAGTATTCTTTAAAAGCATCTTCCATTTGATTAGCGATTATATTTATTTCTGCTTGTGGATGTGAGTGTTCACTTTCTTGTCGCAAAGAAAGATAGTTCATAAGAGAGCGAAGGTTAAGAGTTACAATCATTGTTGTATACAAACCTACAGGATTAACAAAACGAGCAACCTCACGTGCAATACCTGCATCAAGCATTGTGCGATAGGCATCATCACATACTTCGTATGCACGTTTAAACTGCTCTTCTACTAGAGCACGTTGTTCAGGGGTTCCTTCTTCAAAAATATAATCCATCGCTTTACCGATTTGAACAAGTTTTCTTTCAGGTCCAGGAATATAGTATTCAGGCTCTATAACAGAATATCTAGCTGATTCCTCATTAATACTCTGCATACGATGACGCACTTGTTCACGACTCATAGCAATTGGGAAATGTAATCTAAATCTAAAAATACAAGACTCAAAAGGTGAACCATGTTGGTCACGCATAAGCCGATTAATAAAACGCTGCTTAGCCTCTTCTGAAAGGTTTTTAGCATTTTTCTGTGTTGATACTCTAGCAGATTCAATAATAGTATCATCTGTACCCATATGGTCTAAAACCTCAACTGTCAAATCATGCGTTAGATTCATCTACATCTCCTATGGTATTAGTTGTTAGCATATTAATAAGCAAATCTTTATCTCGTAAAATATCTTGCAAAACATCTTCTTTCTTATTTAGAGACTCCATAATTGCATAGTCTACCGTACCAGGTGATATATAGTCAACGCATAGAATCCTATCAAACTTCTCTGAGCCTATTCTATGCACTCTGGATAAAGATTGCTCATCTGTAATTTTATTAAAAGAACGACCAAGATAAACAACAACATCTGCATTAGTTAAAGTAATACCTGTACCACCTGCTTGTGTTGTCACAAGCATAAGCTTAAGCTTTCCTTCTTGAAATAAATCAATATTATACTGGCGTTCAATAGCACCTTCATCTCCAGTAATTCGACCATAAGTAATGATATTCTTTTTAATCTTTTTAGATTTTTCTTCTTTATTATTTAAAGCAATAAGACGTTCCTCTAAAAGATTAATAATCTGTTTAGATGGAGAAAACACAACAATCTGCGAGTCACCATAATCTGGGAGGTCTTCAATAAAAGCATCAATTTTATTAGATGGAGATACCAGTTTAATCTTTTGTTTCAACTTTTCCTCACCTGTCTCTTCATCTATTACAACAGTATTTTCAACCTCTGCATATGAGGAGGCTAGTTGTTGAAGTCTTGTCATTTGGACTAGAGCTGTTGATGCAATAAGTTTGCCTGATTCAAGATCTGCAACAAGTGTATTACGCATATCATTATATGCACTCTTCTGTTTAGGAGACATCTCGACTTCTTTACGCATATACACAATAGGTGGTAGTTGTGGTAATACAAGTTCTTTAGGCATACGCCGAAGAATAGGGTTTAGAATCTGATACCATTCTTCTTCCATTTCTGGCTTAATACCAATAACATCAAAACCACCAAAATAGTTGACACGCTTAATAAGATAACGATCTATCCATTTTGTTTTGCTTGGAAATGTTTCTGGGTACAACCAAAGCAGTATGGAATATAAATCATCCTGTCCATTTGCAACAGGTGTGCCTGTTAAAGCAAAACGGTATTCAGCATCACCAGTAGCAGCACGTAATGCAGACGCTGTTTTAGATGCAGGGTCTTTTATTCTATGTGCTTCATCTGCTACAACACCTTTAAAGTCAATAAAGTTCAACTCTTTTGGGTGCACCTCACATTTAGCGGGTGTTATACGTGGGTCATAGCCACCATGTTCTTGACACTTCTTTAGAGCATGGCTACCAAACGTTGATAGCTTAGAATGATTTCGTAGATTCTCCCAATTAATAACTAAAATATCTTTCTTTTCATCTACAAAAGACTTGAATTGCTTTTTTCGTTGAGAAGCAGTACCATTAATAACTTGTACGGTACGATGTGGGTAGAACTTAGCTACTTCATTTTCCCATGCAAATTTAGTAGAGGATAATGTAACTACAAGAGCAGGATACGCATCAGCCTCTTCAAGAGCTGATAGTGCTGCAACTGTTTTACCAGAGCCCATACCATTTGTTAATAAGGCTCTGTGCATAGTAGTTAAGAATTCTGCGTCAACAATTTGAAAAGGACGCAGTTTATTAGTTAATTTTGTGTTTACAGGGAAATCAGGTTCTGTTTTACTTCGAAGAGTAAAGCCTTTATATATCCGATCTGAATATTCTTTAGTTAACCACTCTTTAACATCTTCGGATATTTCAATACCAATATGACCTTTAAAAGTATTATATACAGATAAATAGCCTGGCCAAGAAGCATGAATACGCCAACAGAGCTGCTTAGTATCCCAATACATTGCTGGTATTTCAGAGAGAATATCTTTCCATACAGATGGTGCAATTACTCTCAACAGTGTCTTATCTTTGTCAAAAAAATCAATAATTGCGTGGTCAGTCAAAATCATATTTCTTTCTTAGTATGTGATAATCCCCTTGTGTTGTATGAACCATTGGCGGGTCCCACATACCTAATTTTAATAAATAGTAAACTCCGTGTCGAAGTGCATCTCTTTTATGCCCTTCGCCACCTTTAGCCCACATATTAAAATCATGTAAAGACCAACTACCAAAAAAAGTTTTCATATCTTTTGGTGTTTGTAATACAAAAGGAATATTATGTCTTTTACACAATATGCGAGTAAATCCTATAATTTCTAAAGAGAACCTCGTATCTTTTGTACTCATACGAGCTGTTCTATCAGAAATTATAAAATCTTCACATATTACCTTACAACCAGATTCTATATTACTTTCAATCCAATTGCAAGCATCAAACTGTTGCAGCTCTGCTGTATCTATAATTTGAGGGTTTTCACCTTTATTAAACTCAATAACAGCTAATCCTGATAATTTTCCTGGGTCAATACAGATATATTTCATTCGCTTATCGACCCCATAAATCCGTTAAAAGCTCTTTCATCTTCTATAGCTTGTTTAATTGTTGTACTGTTTGTATATTGTTTCATACGTGTAAATATTTTACGCCGCATACCACCCGGAAGTCTTACTGTTTTTAAACGAGCATCATACTTTTCATCTACATATTTGATAGCAGAATCAACATATTTTCTCATATGCTTAGAAACATAATCATCTTCCAAACCAAGTTCTGCAAGAGTAATCTTAAATGCTTCAACAAAATCAGTAACAAGGACACCATCAGAATCTAGGTTACCATACCCATGCCAAACATCATCATTATAGATAATATATGTCTGACGAACACCGTCTGCATCATCGTTTTCACCAAGCATAGTCATAACAGTCTGTGAAACAATATCAGCAGCATTCTTAAACTTATCACCAGCTTTTTGAATAGCTTCTGGTATTTCCTTGCCGATGTTCTTATAGAAATATTTTCTAGCTCCTTCTAGAACCCACAGTAAAATCATAGAGCGCTCAAACTCACTAGATAGTACGTCATCAACCCAATGGGGATTAGCTCTATTTTCAGGCTCTTCTAACCACTTTTTAGGGTTCTTTTCTTGTATCCAATAATGATGGTCAAAAGGAACAACTAGAATACGACTAGACAGTGCTGTATCCCCTTCGGGCAGACGTGGCCCATGATTAGATGCCATAAAAATTGTTGCTGTGAAAGAATAATTTACTTCAGAACCATACTTAGTATCACCATAAACAGTATCACCACCTGTTAAAGATTTTACTTTAGACTGTGATAATTTAGCACCATCATCTAATTCATTAATAAGAACAAAACGCTTACCACGAGACTTAGCTTTAAAACGATTTGCTTCTGTATCAGATGCTGCACCATTTCCTGTACAAAGAACTGTAGAATTACCTGTCCAAGAATATTCAGAAAATACTCCATGCTGTCCAGCGATAACTTCCTGGATAGACGATTTAGCTGTATCAGATTCACCAAACTGCCAAACCATTGCCTTACCAAACTCTCCAGGTGTCCCATATAAAGCTACACCAAAACGTGCTTGCATAAACTCTCGAATATCAGCATCAGGAAGTGTTCTAGCTACTCCAAGGATAAACTTTGATTCAGCTGGGAGGTCATCATTATCTGAATATATATAATCAATATTTAAGAATTCTGTAGATGCACTGACACTATTAGTAGACATTTGTTCTGGAGCGTGCGGAACAGTGCATTCAAATATACGCTTAGAAAAGTCATTTTTAATAAGCTGCAAGTCTACTGTAGCGTCTTGGCAAACAACCCAACGCATATCAGCATCCCAAGCTTCTTCATCTGTAAATGCCAGAGTCCTCCACTGTCGTAGAACACTTGAAATGTATTTACCACGAATATTATCAGCTTTATCACTAAAAGCAACAACTTTACGCTTAATCTCTTTAAGAACAGCTTCACGAGCAAGATAAAAATTTAATGCAGTATCATCTTTTGAACTGGGCCGTGGCATGGGAGGGTAAACAATATTAATAATAGATGCAACAAGTGTAGCGGTTCTAACAGCTGCTTTTTCAAATCCACGTAGAACATAATCAATAACTTCTTGTGTTTTTTCTCCTGTTAAGAGTTCTTCGCCTTCAGTAACCCAAACACCAGCAGTATAATCATAAACTTTGAAAGTCTGCCCCCCTCTACCAGTAGACTTAATAATCCGCTTATAACCTTCATTTAAGCACCCCGCAAAAGCACCTTCATTAGTTGGAAGACTTTCAAAGAAATTATTAGCAAAAGAACTATCATCGCGTTCAATTTCATACTTCTGAACATAATATTGTGCTATATCATCTATAGCAAATTCTTGTTCTTTAAGCATTTTTGCAATATCTTCATCTTTGCTCCAAATAAGAGCAAAAGGGTCTATTTCGTGATAATCATTCTGCATTCTTTTTATTCTCCCACGACTTCTTTGTTACTTCTGCTACAACAGCGTAAGGTTTTTCAACCTCTTTACCATTGACAAGTGGTACACCTGCTCTTGTAATTTTATCACGTTCAATTAGTAGATATGAGCTATCTGTTTCATTAGTTGCAATTTCAGGAATATTGACACCAGAGCCTTTACCATACCCACCTTCTGTTCGTTTTTGTATGTAGGCATGCTCAACTAATTTCTTATCAAATCCAATTGAAGAGAGTTCTTTTCTTGGAACACTATCATTGAACCTGTAACTAAAATAAATCGCGTTAGGGTCACCAGAAAGACTAACAAAATTCATCCTTTCAGCCGTCGTATTATCTACTCCTGTATTATCTTGTACACCGTTATCTGAAGCAAAAGCGCGCCATGTCATTGGTAAACGGTCATATTCTTGTTGACGAGCTTCAATCTTATCACACAGCTCTTGGTCAATATCAACAGTATGAAGAAGTGAGACTTTACCTATAGGTGTTCCTTCGGATGCTCTATCACCTACAACAGGCTTTTCAGTAAAACCCCTACCAAAAAAATCAACACGAATTTTAGTATAGAGGTCTTTTGCGTCATCTTCTTCATTTTCAGCAAAAAATTCTATGAGACCAGGAATACCTTTATCTAAACTTGCAATTACTAACCACATATTATCCTTGTAACTCCTCATAAAATCGTGATATATCTATAGTCTCTGCATCAATAAGAGGTGCATAGTCATTATACACACTTGCTAAAGAAATAATATATGGGTAGACAGCCAGCTTATAAAATTCAATATCTGTATCATCAGCACCACGAGCAATAAGATCTGTTGTTACAATTAGTGCCCCTTCTTCCATATGGTCTATTAACTCTTTTAAGCCTACATATAGGCCTGGGTCACTATCTTCATCTATCTTCAACATAATAATAGGCATATTGCTTAAACCTGTTAAAGAGTCTTCAACATTTCCTTCGCTATCCACGTAGCTGCCTCCTCAAAATTATCTCTAAAATATATTCTAACAAACACTCGCCATTTTGTCAATGGCACTCCAGCATCTAATAAATCACTCAAACCTGTTTCTATACTTGTACTCATTAAAGACATAGTATTAGGCGATTCTGGCCAATCTACCACAGCAGATTTGGTACTTCTACCAGGTCGTGCCCATTCTCTTCTACCTTCTGCATCTTCACGCAAGAAGGTCCAGCCCGCATCTCCTAAAATAGAATCCCAAGAAATATACTCATTCACATATGGCTCAATATTTGCTTTGATAAATAAAGATAAATATGAATCAGAGCTCAGCTCCAAGTCTATATCATTAGGAAGTATTAATGAACTTTCTTTAGCTTTTTGCTCAAAGTCTCTAATTTTCTTTCTACGTGCTCGAAGATTATCATAGCTCTCTTTACAGAGGTCTAAAACATATACAGGGTCTATAATATTAAGTGGCATTGGTTCAAAACCTCGCACTAGACCTACAGATTCACCTGGCTCTTTAGGCCAATGTATTGTACCAGCAACACGACTCATACGAGCCATATCAACTAATTTATCTATATGAATACCAGGAGCATTATCTTGTAACCAAGACCACCACATTACAGCAAGCTCTTTACCTGCTTTAGCATTAATAATGTTGCCAATAGGCTGCTTTAGCTTCCAATACACATGGAGACCACCAGAACCAGAGTTTGTTATATATGCTGGTGGAACTTTATATTTTAGGCATAAATCAGATAACCAAGTATATGCTTCCTCACTAGACTTAAATGAGCCAGGTTTAACATCTAAATCTGCATATAAAACACGAACTTCTTGAATATCGACCTCACGAACCCTTTTTAAAGGACCACGATAGCCATTTTTATTCACAGTACCTAAACCAAAATACAAATCCATAGGTTCTGGATTAAAACATAAATCTTGTAGAACAGTGTAGCCATCATTTGAACGCATAGATTCTACAAAATCTTTTACTTGAATAAACTGAGTCAAAACTTTATTTGGTCCGGCATTAACTCGTTTACCAGAAATACTAATATAATCCATTGGATGAAAAAGTGTTTCTATTTGTTCAGCAGCTTGTATAGGCATGACTGTGTACTCTTTAGATAAATCCTTAAAAGAGGTCACATTCATAGCAAAAAGCCTTTCACATCTGATATATCCTGTGTTACAGGAGAACCCATATTCTGCACAAGAGTTCTAGTTAAATGAGATACACGAGACCTATTATTTAGAACTCGTTGGTCAATAATAGATATTACACCTTTATCGTCTTCTTGTCTAAGAACTCGTCCAACTGCTTGTTGAAATATTTCCATAGATTTTGAATCATACCAACGAGGAAAGCCTCTTTTTTTCCACCATATCTCTTGATTTTTACATAAGTCATTATACTGTAAAAGAGGGAATTTCACAAGAATAACTTGTGACAATGTTTCTCCTTTAAAATCTACACCTTGAAAGAAAGATTTTGTTGCAAACAACACTGAATTATTATTCTCACGAAAACTCTGTGTTATAAATTGCTTATCACTTTCATTTGTTTGAAAAAACATAGGGTACTCTAGGGGATTTTTATCCAAATATTCTTTAACAGATAAAAGCTCACTTTTAGCAGTAAAAAGAACCAAAGTTCTTCCCTGTGCTGCTTGTATAAGGCTTAATAATTCTTCAAGAGAAAACTGGGCACCTCCAGTGCCAATAAGAGCATTAACTCCAGGCGTTGTGTAGACCAGCTGATTATGCTTTAGGTCAAACACAGAATCTAGAACAAGCTCTTTCTGGGCATTAAAACTGAGAGCTGTTTTAACATAGGAGAAATCCCGAGTATAAAGGTCACGTAAAGTTGCGCTCATAAGTATAGAGGTTCGTCCACTCCAAATATTCTGTGCCTTTGAAGATATATCAATCGGAATAGAATCAAAACGTACTTTCAATTCTTGACGTTTATTAAGATAAACATGTGCTAAAGTGCTTTTAGGAACTCCGTTGTCAAAAACAATACCATCTGAAGATTCTAAAGACATTTGAATTGTTGTTAATAGCTCAGTTAAATCTTTACAAGCTGTGATTGCTTTATTCACTGTTTTCTTACCAACAATACCATCTTCTTTCATAATCTTTAGTGTTTCTTCAAACTGACCACTTAAAATAGATAGGGTTTCATTTGTTTCTTTTACAATACTTGAAGAATCTTCAAACGCTATCAAGGCTTTTTGTAATGACATGTTTGCGTCAGAAGATACATAATTAATCTTTAATAGATTATCAGTATTAAGATAAGAATTACCATAAAATTCTTTATGGAATTGCTTATAATTTTCTAACCATAAATTAAAACTATCAATATTTTCTTGCCACACATCATCAGCATTGCTTGACGCACAGTTTAGTCTAATTGCAACATCAATACCACGAGTAATTTTTCTAAAGGCTTGTGCAAACTCCCAATCATTAAATGAGATTGTCCATCCAGATATAAGAGAAGACTCTAATTCATGTGCCTCATCAACAGCTACTAAATCAATAGGACCAACATAACCGCTTTCATCAAAAAAACGACGCTCGGCATCAACACGAAGTATAGCATTGTTTGTTACAATAATATTTGATTTTTTAGCTATAGAAAGAGCCTTAGCGCCATAGCATTCTGCTTCAGTACAGTGCATATCACTACACTCACGTGCATTACCAGATATAGCTCTCCAAGTTTCATTAGAAATATGTTGATGCAATAGGTTTTCAATTTCAGAGCGTTCACCTGTTTTAATTTTATGTGCTACAAGACTAATCAATTCAAAATCTTGTCTAATATCCATGCTCTTTTTAGCAGCTTCTTTTGCTCTATTGTAGCACAGGTAATTGTCTCGGCCTTTAAGAGATGTATAGCTAAAACCAGGGTTTTTCAATCGCTTTAAATCCCCAATATACTGGTCTTGCAGTGTTTTTGTAGCTGTAGAAATAAGAGCACGATATTGCCCTTCTCGCTTTACTATTGTATCAATAATAGGAATTAAGAGAGCAAGTGACTTACCTGTTCCTGTTGGCGCTTCAACAATAAGATTTGTATTCCCTTGTATAGCATTACAGATAGCATCTCCCATAACTTCCTGCTGTGCCCTAGAAACGTACCCTAGAGCGTTTAAAGTAGGTTCAGCTATCTCTTTCCAAGTCATTCTGTAAAACCTCCACATAGTTATTGTAAACGAGTTCTTTTGTCATAAAACCAATTGTATTCTTGTCTTTTTTTGAGCGTAAAGCCATCATACCTGGTTTAAAGGTAACACATGTGTTCCTATCTGTGGTTGTATTAATAAACTCTATCTCCCTTTTATTAAAGGTGAGGGATACATATTTACCTAACATAAAATCATCAATCTCATTTGCAATATCTATAATGTCATCATTTTTACTCTTTTTCCACTCTAGAGCCTCTAAAATAGGCAAACCTGATTTACCTCTAAATACGTGTTCAATTATCAATTAGAACCACCACTCTGGATTACCCACACGATACAGAGTAATTCCTTGATTAGAAATAAAGTTTGAAACAGAAATACGATCATCAAACCAACCCCTAATGTTATATCTACCCTTTATATGAGATTCAAAAATATTTTTCTTAACAAACTCATCAGGAATATTTGTTTTATTGTTTCGCATATAAAGTTCATCATATGGTATTTGATATTTATGTAACCACTGCTTTGTTAGGTCCTCACATGAAGCATCCCGTCCAGATACAATAATTATATGGTACCCAAGTTTATAGAGGTTTTGAGCCATCTCTACAACATCAGCATGTGCGGTATCTTCTAGAACGCGTGTATAGTCAAAGAAATCGCGCCCTTCAGTGTTATTAGCAAGAGTACCATCTATATCAAAAATATAAGCATTCTCCAAAGAGATGTCATGTTCATATTTAGGTTGCTCTTTCAAAGAAACACTATATGTGTCTGGAGCAACCTCTGTAAAATCAAGAACCGTGTGTAGCCATTTAAGCTTACTACTAAACCTATCCCACATGGATTGAATAACATCTTTAGGTACTTGGTCTTCCAGTGGTCTATCTTTTTGCCTAATATAAGACTCATGAACACCAATACCAGTGTGATAGATATACACGGATACCTCTGACCTAAAGTTAAGAATAGAACTTACAAGATTATACAAACCAAGTGCATTCATATTTGTATCATCAATAACAAGGTCTTTTTGCAACCCTATTGTTGCCATAATAGATCTAGTTTGTATGGCAGTTATGAGTTTTTCTTCTTTATAAGTAAGACCATGCTTATACCCAAAAGTAAGCATGCGAAGGTCGTCTCTATTAGAGCGCACATATCCAAAATTTTTCTGTAAGTTTTTAGCATATGTTGTTTTACCAGCTCCTGGTAAATCAACTGTAATAATAACTTTAGTTTTTTTCATCCTTTAATCTCATTTCCAACGTCTCGATGTGCAATCTTCCATACAATCTCTGGGTTCTTATATAAAGATGTATAGTTATTTGCCTGGTCTCCAAAAGTATCTTGGCAATATTTGTATAAGTCAAAACCCGATAACCCTTGTGGTATTGTTTCAACTTTTTTCAAATATTCTGCTATATACTTTTTTTGTAAGTCTATCCTTGATTGCAGTATCTCCTTAACATAGTCACGAACAAACGGGTCATCATCTATACTATTAAAAAACTTTTCTGGTTTATAGTCAAATTGGACTCCAATAAGATTCCAATACTTAGTCGTACCTCCAGTAATGCGACGATTAAGTTCTAAGTATTCCTCACTTTTTAGCTTAAGACGCGCATCAGTATCTGTAAAGTGCAGAACAAGCCCTTCACTACCTGTAGGTATATCATAGGTTAAAGCCTCCTGTACAGACTTAAAAGGTAAATGTGGAGCAATTCGGCCATGCCACCAATCTGCATCTTGTGTGTCTAGCTCTCCATCATAATTATTGTTTAATACTCCGTGCAAAACTAGCCCAGAAAAATCCCCATAATCTTCAATTATACGAAACTTGGGGTCAATAATTTCAACAACAGGAGTAAATCCAACCGTTGGATTAAATCGCGGTTCTTGCTTGTGTAGCATCTCAGTAGCCGCTAGGGCATACTTGCTTGTAGCAGATGCTCTAGAGGCCACACGCCACTCACCAGAAGGAATCTGATAGACGATACCTAAGACACCATCTAGTTTCTCTGTCACGTCTACAGGGCCCTTATACACGTCTCCTAGAAGCAGGGCACTTGGTTCATTATAGTTAAAAAATTTGTTATACCCTCTGGCAACAATCTCAAGAGTATCTTTATTAAAGATAAGCCCACGACAATGAAGTGTCACAGCATTCCAATGCTTATCATACATGGCTGTATCCATATAACTTGTGATAATAAAAGGAGAATCGGGTACGTCATTTGCCACGACATACCCAGATTCTAATTCCTTATTAAATGCATCTAAACTAAACAGGTCTGTAATTAACATACCTCAATCATAGAACACTACTTTTATATTGTCAAGAAGTCTTTTTCTGCCTTCCAATCAAAAGCTTTGCAGGTACCATCTTGATACCTAACAATTCTGTTTCCAGGATAAAGAATAACTCTATTATTACCTCGCATAAGATAAAGTGTATTATCCTCAGTTCTTTCTAAGAAAACAAAGCCAATATTATCAGCCTCTTTAATAAGGTCTTTAGTACGCTCATAACCTGTAAACAATAAAACATCCACAATCTCCTGTGTATGCTTATTCTTCATCTTCATAGTCATCCTTCTTTGCCATAATTTTTAAACGAACAGCTGATTTCCAACTTAGACCACAACTCTTGCACATAACAAAATTACTTGTCTTTTTTGCTTTATCTAGAACAACATTTTTACTGTGGCATTTTGGACAAATAGGGTCTTCACCTGTTGCTCTATCATATATATCTAAACAAAGTGCTTTACGTAAATCTAGTGGATGTATGCCACCCCACACTCCATAAATATTTCTGGAAGCTAAAGCATAGTCTAAACACTGTTTCTTTACAGGACATTTAGAACAAAAACTTTGAATTATATGGTCTTCTAATTCTGGTTGGAAAAAACTCTCAGTATCATAATTCAAACAATAAGCCTCATCAAACCAACTAGAATCTTTCAATATATGTAACCTCCCAATCTTGGCCTGGTGTAACAGCTAGCGTATCTACATCAAACCAATCTATTGTACCCCAAATTACATGGTCTTCATCATATTCAATATCTTCTAAGCTTTTAAAATCTATAAGCTCTTTTGCATAAGCAACAAAATCATCTTTAGGTATTAGACCAAATCCAATAATATATCTAGGAGTATTAATTACTGGTATGTCATGGTCTCCTGCATCCGTATAGAATAGCTCCTCATCCATGTATAAAGGATTCACCACCCTCAATACCTTGAACGATACGAACAATCGTAATCATATAGTGTTGTGTACTTCTGCCAATCTCACCTGTAAGGGCCTTCATTTGTTCTGTTTTGTTAAAATCTTCTAAAGACCCTATTTCTGTGTCTGAAGTAAAGTCAATAAGCTCTTGCCCATCCCAGTTTTCAGGTTTTGTTAAATCTAAACCATCTTCTGGTTTTGAGTTTCGATAGAAGTAGATAGCTCTGTATTTGTGCATTTTGTTTTTACCAATTCTTCTAGATTATTCTGTGTCTCTTTTGTGTTATACATTGTGTCTTTAAAACATTGCATAATTTCAGAGGGAGTTATTTTCATACTCTCATTGAAACTAGCTGGAGTATGTGTAAACCCTTTGCCAAAATAGTCACAAAAAGAGTCAAACTGTTTTGAAGTAACATACCCAATGTGTTCTATTAAATCAACACGTCCTGGTCTATAAATAGCATTATCTATTCCAGAAATATTATTTGTTGTCAAGATAAATATTGTATTATCAGGAGTCATTATACCATCTAAAGCATTTAAAAGTCCAGTTAGGGTCACACCATCATCTTTAGTAGAACTTACTACTCTTTTTGTAGCTTTACTATTATCTATGTCTTCAAAAACAACAACAGCCCCCGGTGGGATATCTGTAATACTTTTTATAAAGTAAGCATCATTTCTAAAGCTAGACATGGAAACAACATACAAATCTCTTTTTAGATAAGTAGCTATTGCTTTAGCTAAAGAAGTTTTACCTGTTCCAGGTGGGCCCTCAAAAAGCACACCTATATGGTATGGAATACCCATTGCAAGATATTTTTCTTTTGATTGTATAAACGTATCTATTGTATTAAATATTCTATTTTTCTGTTCATCAGGTAGAATAACAGAATCAACGGTCCTACCACCAACAGATGGTGTAGCTGTAGTACCTGTTTGGCTTACATGTACAGTCCTAAAACCACTTGAATAATACTTTTTAATAGCATTCTCTAGATAACCTTCAACAGTTTTTCTGTCTTCTGATGTAGCACACGTAATAATAAGCTTCTTTGTATTAGACTCATCTACACCTGCACTAGCCATTGCCCCTTCTATTGTTGCCACAATTTTATAACTAAGATTAATAGGAAAACCTCTATAAACTAGATTGACAGAACTACCTAAATAAAAAGGTACACTTGTTGAGACTTTTACATTTGTATTAGAAAAAGTAGATTGATCTATAAAAGCCATGTCTATAGCATATGGAATCTCATTGTTATTCCCTGTAGCTATATTAAACTCCGTTATTGGACTATCTTCCTGAATAACTGCATTAGAAAGTATTTCTTGTTTAACTGCAAAAAAGGCTCCCGTTTCAGCAGGTATAAATATAGATCGTTTTTTATTGTTTTTCTTATCAGTCAAGAAATCATCTGCAATAGTTAAGCCTAAATCTATACTAGATAACATTATACGTAATTTATCATTAGGTATAAAATTGATAAGGTTATCAGTATATTTTTGGACTTTTTTATGCAGTTTTAGTATATTATTGAATGTCATAACATTAATAGTACCACACATCACAATAAAAGTCAAGAAACCGCCCTAAAAACTAGAGCGGTTTCTTGTATAATAATAGTAAGTTTTATCTATGAAATCTCTACACCGTAGTTTTTAAGTTCTGTGGCTTTGATACTAATTTCTTCTCCATATTCAATATTCTTACTATCTAAATATTCTTTTATGGCTTTATAAGCAGCAGTACTGGGTACGTGCCAGTAAGTACCAGCATAATTATGTACCTTGTATACCTTACCATTTGGAATCTTAACAAATGAAATTGGATATGTTATGGAAACAGTAGAGTCTGACTCTTCTGTTGTCGTAGTTGTTGTTGTTGTTGTTGTTGTTGTTGAAGAACTTGAACTTGTTGTTTTCTTAGTAACTAAAACAAACTTCTTAGCATTAAGACACTTCTGTAGAGCCTTAATAGTTAGAGAACCACGATCACCATCAATAAGGCCAGTGTAGAACCCTTGTTGTGTAAGATATGTTTGCTCTGCCTTTACAGAATCTTCACCAAAATCTCCATCAATAGAATATGCATAGAAACCACCCTTAGAAAGAAGTATTTGCTCTGCCTTCTTTAGAGTAGTCCCACGGTCTCCATCTATACGGCCTGTATAGTAACCGGCAGTAGTAAGAGCCCACTCTTCTGCTGCAACAGTTAAAGGACCTTCTGCACCATCACCAGACAGACCTGGTGATCGCATACTAAGAACGTCCTTCATCTTCGCATCTGTTTGTGTTCCCCAAACACCATCAACTGTAAGTTTGAAATCTGTTTGGAAAAGCTTAACAGCTGCAACAGTCTGAGAACCGTTAATACCATCTATAGCACCTGTATAGTGCTTTGTTAGAGCAAGATATTGTTGATATGCTTTTACTACTTTTGAAACAGTTGTTGAAGAACTTGAACTTGAACTTGGTTTACCAGGTGTTAAACCATACCGATTAAACAGAATACGTGGATTGAATGGACCACTAACTGAGTTACCGTTATTCCATGTTTCAAAATGGAGATGAACACCAGTAACATTACCAGTCATACCCATATAACCAATAAGTTGACCTTCAGTAACTGTATTACCAACTCTCACAGCAATCTTATTCAGATGGCCATAATATTGATAAGCTCCGTCAGCATTTTTTATAAGAATACCATTTCCAGTTCTGCCAGAAACAATACCATTACCTGCTTTAACAACAGTGCCTCCAAAAGCAGCATATATTCTAGTATTAAGACTATTAGCAATATCAATCCCAGCATGAAGCATAGCACCGATGGTGGAGCTAATAGCCGACCTATAACCATATTCAGAAGTAACTGTACCTACTGCTGGACTATACATTACTTAACTTCTTCCTCTGCTTCTGCTGCGGCAATTTCTTCATCAGTTGCTAATGCAGTATTTGTGTTTACATATGTAGTGGTGTTTTCTTCTTCATCAAAATTATCACCCTCAGTGGATGTATCAATGAATTCTCTAGCAGTGCCCTCAGTTGAAGGTGTGGCTGTTAACATAGTAGTGATATTTGCATTAACATTGTTTGCAGCAGTAATACCAAAGAAAACGCCTAGGAAGGAAACAAATGAACTTGCAAACACAAGAGCATCTGGAGTTTGCCAACCAACAGCTGAAAAGCCACCCATTGTTGCACCAATTAAGCCAGATACAGCCGCAAAAATCAGATAAATACGAATACGTGCCTTAGGTGATAGTACTTCTATTATCTTTGTTGAATCATATGAATTCATTTAATTTCTACCCCTAATATTGATATATCATCTATAGTTGTTTCTTCTTGTATAGAAGCAGATACTTCTTGATATGTTCCAAAAAGAAGATTAGCTCTGTACTTTTTATCATTACATTTAACATATACAACGCTATCTTCTTCTGTAGTATCTTCAATACTAGAAGATAGCTCTAGCCATTTATCTTTATCTCCGTAAAAGATGTTTAAATCAAGTGCTTTTTGCCACCCTTCAACCATACCTGCTGAAGAGTATTGCCACATAATAGGCTTACCCCAATTTGTAGCATCAGGTTGGTCCCAATCCTGCCAGCCAACAGATTTTGTGTAAGGATAACGAGCATACCATAAAGAATATCCAGCATCTTTCACTTTAGAAAGGTCAGGATATTTCTTTAAAACAGCCTCATATGTATAAAGAATTGGCTTACGCTTGAGTTCTTTTTTAACTATTGACATCCACTCTAGAATCCAGTCAACATCTCCCAAATCATTATTGGTACTTTCTTCCCAATCCAAGAAAAGATTAGCTTTAGATGATATATTTTTAGCTTGATTAATGAAGTTATATGCTTCATCTTCTGCTGAACCAGCATAACCTTTTTCTCTTGCATAATGATAAACACCAATAAGATAAGCGTTATCTAACATAGTAGTCCAGTCAGACACTATGTATGAGGTACCACCTGTACATTTTGTAATAACAAAATCAACATTAGGTACATTTTCAATGTTGAAACCGGATTGATATTTTGCATGAACATCAACACCATGTAAAATAGTCATAAAAACCCCCGCCTATATTCTAACACACTTCTTTAGCTGAGAATAAACTAGGAGATAAGACCTGCAAGCATCTTGTATGCAAACTCAGCAACATCAGAACGCTCAGATTTAGTCATCTCAACATGTGCAAAAAGTTTATTATTAGAAAGACGCTTAATCACTTCATAAATACCTTGATGTTTACCTACATGAAGATTATCACGCTGATTAATATCATGTGTCATAACAATTTTTGAACCGTTTCCAACTCTAGTAAGAACTGTAAGCAGTGTTGAAAGTTCCAAATTTTGTGCTTCATCAAGAATAATAAAGGCTCTATTAAAAGTACGACCACGTAAATGTGTTAGAGGAAGTATCTCAAGTAAACCGTTGCGAATACGCTGCTCCGTATTTGTATTTGTAGAGTACATGCTTGCTGCATCATAGATAGACTCACCAAATCCTGAGAATTTCTCTTCTTCAGAGCCAGGAAGAAAACCAAGGTCTCCACCTAAAACGGAATAAGCACCTTTGAAAACTACAACCTTGTCATAGAGACCTTCTCCTACTTGATATTCACCTGCTGCTAAAGCAAGAGCAGATTTTCCGCCTCCTGGTATACCACCAGAAGAGATAATTTTTACATTAGGGTTAAGAAGATGGTCTAAATAAAACTTTTGTTGAGCACCTCTTGGATGTACTTTTTTACCACCTGGTACAGGCTTAATATCATCTCCATTGACAAGATGTAAGCCCCAAGCTGTATCTGCTACAGCTAGAAGACTAGAGGTTTCTCCGTAATCATGTACTATAACATTTGAATTAATTGGTAGGTCTATATCTGTTTTAATTGCTTTTTCATTATATAGAGTCTCCATACCTTCTTCAGGCATATAGATATCTATGTATGGCTCAATATCAGGAGCCATAACAATATCTCTATCAATAAAACGCTCTGTTGGGACTGCAACAGTTTCTGCAAGAATACGCAAAGGAATGTCATTTGTAACAAGAATTGCTTGAAGGTTTTTAGCTACTGATAGTATCTTAGTATCATTGGTTGTATCTTTACGTAGAGTCTCAGGGAGTTCTGACGAATAAATATCATTCAAATGGATAGCAACTGTGGACCCATCTTCTTGCTCTATTCCTTGACTTAAAGCTCCTTTATCTGAAAGATTATCTAAAAATCGTAAAACTGTTCTTGCCATAAGGCCAATTTCAGAGTCATGTCTTTTACCTTCTAGTTCTTTAACAACAACTAGTGGTATTATGATCTCTTCATTAGGATAGCTCTTAAAAACTTTTGAACCATAAGATAATAGTACTGAGCTATCAATAACATATTTTGCCATAAGTGGCTCCTTTTTAATTGAATGAAGACATAAAAATACAGGTCGAAGCGACTGGACTTAAATGGTGTTAACAACTCATAGTGGAAATCCGTCCCGCGACCTGTATTCTTATATATTCAAATTATAGCACAGAGACAGTGTAAATTAATCGTGTATCTGTAAAAGGCTCTTCGACATAACGAATAAATGCTGAAGAAACCAAGTCTTTTATTTCTGTATAAAAGTACTCTGTAACAGGAGATAACTTATCAAGTGTATATCTTATAGTAAGAAGTTCATAATCAGCTGGAACTCCTGTAGAAGATTTATAACCTGTTGTTGGTAAAGTACCCTTATCTCTATACTCTTTAGCTTGCTCTGGTGGTACAAACAATTCTAGAATAACATGCTCATTTTTATAGTCATATTTCTTCATTTGATGTGGGTTAATAAACCCAGCATATGTGTAATCTTTAAGCAAGAAATTAAGTGAAAGATTGTCAATATCTGCTGGAAAAGCTAGCTCATCTGTAGCTAAATTAATTTGACTATTAATTGGTGCTAGTGTTGCAGCAAGATACTCATTATTAGGTAGTTGTGGAATCATTGTAAAAGGAAGATTACCAGCAGTAATATTCAGATTTTTACGAAAAAGAGTGTTATAAAAAATAGGTAAAGTATTTAGAGTCCACTCACCTGTTTTTTTATCTTTATATTCCATGACAAATGCATAACGTACTTTCATTAGAACTCCCAATCACTGTCTGTTGTTTCTTCAGTATCAATAATCACATATGAAGAACCAGAATCAGAAAAGAAATCATGATTTTGATTACCTGTTGGGTCCATAAATGCCATAATCTCTGCTGGAGGTGTTGCTTCTTCTTTTGGAAAAAGAGGTTCATATCCTAGATTCATTAGAGCCTTATTACAATTATACTTAGTATATGCTTGAGCCTCTGAGGTTAATCCAAGTGAATCATATAAATCGTGCATATATAGAGCTTCATTATCCATCAAATCAAAAACAAGTTCATAAGTATCATCAGCATATTTATCTCGTTCTTCTTGAGATAAATTAAGTGCATCTTGGTCTTTTTGTGCCTTATACCCTAAATAATACCCGTGTACACTTTCATCTCGAAGAATAAGCTGAATAATTGTAGCTGAATTAGTAAGAATACCTTTACTTGCAAGATGAAAAATATAATAAAAACCAGAGAAAAATAAAAATGATTCTAATAAAACTGAAGCAATCTTCTTTTTAATAGGGTCATCTTCTTCATAAAAATCAAGAATCCTATTAGCTTTATATTGCATATAAGGGTTAGAAGCACTCCACTCAAAGGCATCATCAATCTCTGGTGTAGTCATGAGAGTAGAAAAAATAGTAGAATAAGATTTAGCGTGTACAGACTCCATAAAGCTCTGATTTGTTAAGACAGCCTCTTCATGTGGTGTAAGTGCATCTTCAAGCATTCTCTGAGCACCAACTGTCCCTTGAATGGTATCAAGAAGAGTTAAACCAGCAAAAATACGAGCAAGTGTGACCTGCTCATCTTCTGTCATCTTATTCCACTTTGGAATATCATTGGAAACTGGTACCTTTTCTGGTAACCAAAAATTACTTGTTAATTTGTCCCAAACATCTTTATCAACAGGGTCAATAACCCTGTTCCAATTAATTGGTTCTAGTCTTTGCATTAAACCTCCAAAAATCTTTATAGAATCATACTATCAAAAAAGATACACTTTGTCAAGTATAGAGTCCAGGGACTCACGGATTGCCCGCAAGTCCCTGGCTTTTCTAGTTCCTTTATTCTTTTTTAGCTTATGTGGTTGTGCTGCTGAGCTTTTACGAAGCTCTTGCATCGCCCGCATATAAGGTTTGTTTTCAACCCTATGCTTTTTCTTAGACATCCGTCACCCCCCTAGAAAACTCTAATAACAGTGGGAGTACCCCCTGCCCATGAATCTGGGCCAATCTTAGTGTCCATATCCTCGTTCCAAGCACCAACATTTGTACCATCTCCAAGAGAAATAGCAACATGCCCTGGCCAATACAGTATATCACCTGCTTGAACATCAGAGTAAGAGACTTCATACCCTACCGACAAAACAGATGTTGTATATCCGCCTATAGAAACACCTAGTTGAGAGTAGACATACCGCACAAAACCGATACAATCCCAACCCGAAGGGTCTGTACCACTCCAAACATAAGGAACACCAATATAGCTTAGAGCAATATTGACTACAGTATTTCCTGTTGTTACAGGTGCAGGTGCAGGTGCAGGTGCAGGTGCAGGTGCAGGTGCAGGTGCAGGTGCAGGTGCTGGTTCAGCAATAACCACAGTAGCCTCTACGGCTACGGCTGTTGTATCTAAATTATATTCTTCACTTTGTGTTACGCTCTCAGTACTCGTTGGACCTACCACTTTTTTCTCAGCTACAGGTGTAGCTTCTGCTCGCTCTGTAGAAGATGCAATAGGTATAGCCCCTAAAAGTAACCCAAGAGTAACAACTGTATAAAATTTTTTATTCATCTATCAATTATAACATATTGTTACAATTGTTGTCAATTAGTCAGGCTATCTTCAAACTTCGCCCGGAAATACGGTTCAACTTGTTCTGCGATTTCAGTTGCAAGCTTTTGATACTCTTCATGTGTGTTTATGTCAATTCCTTCTCGAAGGAGAACATCAATGATGCTCACTCTAACTATTCTATCCCAATCAATCAAAAATACCTCCTAGGTTTTTATTTGTATTTATAGAATAGCAACTGTTTTGTGTTATGTCAACTATTGTGCCCCCAACGCGACTCGAACGCGTAACCTACGGATTAGAAGGCCGTTGCTCTATCCATTGAGCTATGGGGGCTAGTGCACTCGTCATAAAAAGGCGTTGTGACGATTATATTCGTCACAGGTGTTTTGTCAAAACCTTAACACGTGGTTGCGGGGACAGGATTTGAACCTGCGACCTCCGGGTTATGGGCCCGGCGAGCTACCGAACTGCTTCCACCCCGCTAGTGCCGTAGGAGGGATTCGAACCCCCACGTCCAAAGGAACCTGATTTACAGTCAGGAGAGCCAGCCAATTGCTCAACTACGACAGAAGAGAAGTTATCTTCAGAAATAAGTGTATCACATATTATGCATACCATATAAATATAACCGTATGACTTACTTCACAAAAAATGGCATACACGACAGGACTTGAACCTGTAACACACAGTTTTGGAGACTGTTGCTCTACCAATTGAGCTACGGGCATATATTGTTGATAAGATATTTTCTCGTCAACGCATTTGACACTCTCCATACTTGAAAGTAGGGGGGATTCTTGGTTCGCGGAGCGTTGCTGGTTACCCAGTCTTACATGCTCTCCCCAAGCGTTAATTCCCGTGTGTCCCACGGTATTTGTTTATAAATTACGCGCTCAGTAAGCGCAATCCTTCATTTAGAATATTAGTTGCGGCATTCCTATCTCTGTCATGATGAGTGCCACATTCTGGACAGTTCCACTTGCGTACAGCAAGATTCTTAGTATTTTTGTTGACATACCCGCACACAGAACAAATCTGACTTGACGGGTAGAATTTGTCTACTTTCTGAATGTACCGTCCGTACCAATCAGCTTTGTATTGCAACTGCCTGACAAACTCACCCCAACTCACATCCGAGATAGATTTGGCAAGCTTATGATTCTTCACCATGTTCTTGACCTGTAAATCCTCTAAACAGATTAGGTCATATTCTCTAATGAGTTTGGTGCTTAGTTGGTGAAGAAAGTTCTGTCGCTGATTTGCTACACGCTCATGTTGCCTTGCCACTTTAACTCTTGCTTTGTTGCGATTATTACTACCGATTGTTTTTCTCGATAGCTGACGCTGCAACTTGGCAAGTTTCTTTTCAGATTTGCGTAAGTATTTAGGATTAGAACTTGTTTCTCCGTCAGATGTAATAGCGAAGTCCTTGATACCTAAATCTATACCAACTACTGCCCCTGTCGGAACTAACGTCTTCATCTCAACGTCAGTACAACACACAGAAACAAAGTATTTACCGCTTGGGTTTTGATATATGGTAGCGGAGAGAATACGCCCTTCAACTTGTTTGCTGACTCTGCACTTTACTAAGCCGAGTTTGGGAAGCTTGATATGCTTCTCTAAAACCTGAATGGTATTCCCGTTCTGTTTTGTTTTATAGGATTTCCGATTATTCTTCTTACTCTTAAAGTGAGGGAATCCGGGCTTCTCACCTTTCTTTACTCTACGAAAAAAATTCTGATAGGCTGTCTCCAAGTCTTTCAAAGATGATTGTAAAGCAACCGCATCAACCTCTTTTAGCCAAACCAGTTCCTTTTTAAGCTCCGTTAAATCCGCAGAACAAGCATTATAATTGACCGTCTGCCTGTCTGACTTATATACCTCAATCCGCTTCGCTAAGTATCTGTTGAATACGAAACGAGTACAACCAAAGGTTTTTTGAATTAGAACCTCTTGCTCTTTGGTTGGATATATTCTGAATTTATACGATTTTTCCATGTGTTTCACCTCACTTTCATTGAGAATCTTTTTGATTTCCTCGTATGTATTGTACCACATGTTTTTGTGCCTTATGTCCCCACAGCTTGAAGCGAGGGGTTTTACGGCGCTAACAGATAAGTATAGCAGGAACATCAAACAAGGGTAGCCTCTACGTTCCAGATACGAGCATACCTCGTAGCGGAGAGCAAGGGAATCGAACCCTTACCAGTTTCAAACTGGGACTGCTTTCGAAACAGTTACGACAAACCAATATTCGACTGCTCTCCATAGCTGTACCCCCCACAGGGACTCGAACCCTGGACCCTCCGCTTAAGAGGCGGATGCTCTAACCGACTGAGCTATGGAGGCTCTTTGAGCTAACCTTTAGGCTATTTACACCTGCACGAGACGGGTGCGGGTTTTTACACTATACCAACCCTTGTACGGCATTAGCTCAATTCCGTAGCTCTCCGCGAGACACTAGCACCTCTCCGAGAGCTGTTGTGCCTGGCGGTGCCAGCCTACACAACCCCTGAACCTCTCAGTGGAATCGAACCACCTTATACAGCTAAACCAGCTAGAGGTAGAAAGTGCTGACTGCTTGGACACTACATCGAATGCCACAAGGGTGTTTCACCCTCGTTACAGCCAGTTAGTTCACAGAAGCACGTTAGATGCGGGCTGCCGTAGCTACACCCACATCCGCCGCGAAATGCACTAACCCTTTAGCTAAGCACTTCGAGACTACGTACTCGTACTCCAAGAAGGACTCGAACCTTCAACCCGCACCTTATAAGAGTGTTGCGCTAACCGATTGCGCCATTGGAGCTTGATGATTATATTCTAACACATATAACCATCTCTGTCAAAAGATTACATTAAATTGAGCAACTAACACAATCTACTTCAGTGCCTTCTAATGCTTTCTGTTCAAACCTAATATAGTATATAGACTTTAACCCGCTCTTCCAAGCATAGATTTGTGATCTATTAATATCCTTAGTTGTAGCTCCTTGCTTAAAATAAAGATTCATACTAAGACCTTGGTCAATATGTGCTTGTGCTACTGCAAATGTATCAATAATTTTCTTTGGACCAAGTTCATAAGCATCCTGATAATATTCAAGATTGTCATTATTCATATATGGAGCTGGATAATATACTCTACCAACAATAGATTCTTTACGGACCTCTACCGGAGCTGGTATAGGCATTAATCCTGGAGAACTAGCTTGAATATAACTGATAGAACCTGTTGGAGGGACTACCATCAGCTCCCGATTATATAGCCCGCTATGCCTTACTTCATCTGCTAGCCAAGCCCACTCACCTTGTGTTGGAAGTGCAATGCCAGCTCTCTTGTAAATATCTGCAACTTTATCATACCTTGGTAAATAAGAGTTTTCAATGTACTTATCAAAAAACTCCCCTGTAGCATATTTAGATTTTGAAAAACCAACAAAAGTTTGTCCACGCTCTTTAGCAATCTTGTTTGATTCTTTTAGAGCATAGAATCTCATCATTGCAAAGAAAGTATTAACAAAATCTAAAGCCTCATCACTACCATAATAAATATGTTCACGAGAAAGAAAACCGTGAAGATTCATAGCAGATAGTCCAATACTATGTGCTTCTGAATTGCCTTTAGAGACTGTTGGAGCACTCTGCTCATTCAACATATCAGACACAACTGTAAGGCTGCGTACAGCTGTTGAAATGATTTTTTCGGGGTCTCCTGAGTCAATAACGCCATCAATAATGAGTGAGCCTAGATTACACGAAATATCATTACCAATTACCTTATAGGATAGGTCTTCATTATATTCTGATGGTGTTTGTGGTTGAAAAATCTCTGTGCAAAGATTGCTCATCTTAATTCTACCATCAACCTGCTTTTGATTATTTGCATTATCAATATAGATAATGTAAGGGTAACCTGATTCAGCTTGAACTTGTGCAATACGTGATAAAAGCTTGCGAGCATTCACACGCTTTTTCTTTGAAATATTTGGATTATTAAGTAACTCCAAATATCTGCCAGTAATATCAAACTCACTCATTGTCTCACCATATTCTTTATAAATTTCATATGGAGAGAATAAAGGAACATCATGATTTTTAGCAGCTTCTTGCATAAACACATCAGGAATCAATACAGATGTGGACAGGAGTTTCATACGAATACCCTCATCGGCATTTTCCTTCTTTGTATCAATAAACTGCTCGATATCAGGATGGAAAATATTAAGATTTGCAACCATTGCTCCTTGTCGTGAGCCGAGTTGGTTGAAATATCGACACACAGAATCTTCAAATACTTTAAGAGCAGGAATAATACCAGAACTTAAACCTGGAATGTTTTTAATTGGAGCACCCGCTTCACGAATATTCGTAAAATTAACACCAATACCTCCGCCATTCTTAGAAAGAACTGAAGCAGCACCTAGTGTACGAGTAATACTCTCAATATTATCGAACATATCTAGAAGAAAACAGCTAGTAAGCCCACCACGAGCATATTTACCTGCATTCTGGAATGTGGGGGTAGCTGGCTGGAACTGTCCCTTCAGAATCGACACAGCGATGTCTCGCGCTAGTTTCTCGTCACCCTGACCGAGGTATAGTCCGACAGCAGCACAGCGGTCCTCATAGCGTTCTAGGTATCGTGAACCGTCCCTCGTTTTGAGGGCATATTGATTGTAGAACTTAAGAGCACCGAGGTACGTCTTGAAACGATGCTTGTATCCATACAGTTCCTTGAACAAATCCTTAATGAAGTGCATCGAGTACTTCCGAATGAAGTCTTCCTCCCAATACTTATTCTCCACCAAGTGTTCAACCTTCTCTTCCAGAGAATTGAAGTACACCGTGTTCTTGTTAATATCTTGGAGGAAGAACTGTCGTGCAGCTTCCTTGTCCTTGTCAAATTGAATCTTATGATCCTCATCAAACAGATTCAGCATTGCATTAAGTGTCGTCGGACTTTGGTTCAATTCGAGTGACATATCAGCTCCTAATTATTACTTCTTTACCTTTACGGCCTGTGCCGTCTCTATTAATACTTCGCATTGCACCTACTACATCAATAGTATGCTCTGCATATAACTCATGCACGAGTTCTGTATTACTGTTACTCATGATAACAGTGTGCCCTTCATGAACTAATTGCTCAAATACATCGTGAACATCAAGGTGGTCTTGATACGTGAAACCCTTTTTTGTATATGATGTAAAGTTGGCTGTTATGGATTCAGGAACATATGGCGGGTCCAAATACACAACAGAGTTTTCCGGGAGACCTGTACATACATCCTTATAATCACCTGACGTAATTGTAACGTCATTCTCTGCTAAGAATGTGTGAATCTCTTGAATATTCTCCGTATTAATTGAAGGTACCATACCTTCTCTCTTATTAAATGGGACATTGTATAGGCCCTTGGAATTCTCTCGGTACACACCGTTAAAGCTGTGCTTGTTCAACCACACAAAAAATGCAGCATGTTTGGGAGACAATTCACCACGGATTTTTTGGTCATTAAACTCTTGCCGATTATGCATGTAATAGGTAACATCAACATAAACCTTATCAAGTTCGTTCATCCACAGTAGAAATTCATCAACATTATTCTTTATCTGGTTATACACATTCATCAATGAACTATTGTAGTCATTGATAATAGCATGTTGCGGTGCTTCATCGAAGAACAAAGCTCCACCACCAAAAAATGGTTCCACATATGTTGAGTACTCCTGTGGGATATACTTATGGAGTTCACCTAAAAGTTGACGTTTACCTCCTACCCACTTAAGACAAGGTTTCATTAAAAACCCCGTTCTGCGCATAGAGAAGAATATGAACCGTCAGCAAAGACTTTCATGTAACTCCACCACCTTCTCTACGTCTTCTTGTAATCCAAGTATTTCATATGTGTGGAGAACGTCTACCCCACACTTCTCTGCTACTTTGTAAGCTCCGAGACAATACTTATGTCCATAATTTCTATTACCTGAGCCAATAACACCAACAAGATTACTACGATTACTCTCAATATTCAAAAACTTAATAACCTGTTTTGGTATAGCATCTGTACTTCTACCTGCACCATATGAAGGCACTACAAGTAAAAAAGGCTCATCAACAAGAAGAGGGTGCCAGTGGATAGGAATCCTAGCACTCTCTATACCTGTTTTTTCAACAAACCTTTTTGTGTTTTCAGATGTTGAAGAAAAGTAAACTAACATATTACCTTTTTAATTTCATCTAACTGGAAATCACTCCACATATGAAGAACGACTGGCATAGACTTAAAACCACGCTCTGCTGCAAGCTTTTCTACAAACGCACGTGCTTCAGGTTCTTCATCAATATTATGTTCTTCAAACTCAACATTATTCTTTTCAAGATATCTTTTTGTAGCATGGCATTTTTGACAACGATTTTTAGTATATACAACTATCATTTAGGAATAACCTTTACTTTCACATTAAAAACACCTACAATATTCCCTACTTCATACTCAAAATAGTCTTGAATATCATTCAATGTTTCATCATTAATTGTTTCTTGGAAATCATCTTCATATTCAAATGAAATCCCTATAGAGTATCTATTATACACTATCGGTTATCTCCACTACCTGTAATCTTATTTCGTGCTTGCCGAGAGGCAAGTTTATCTACATTGGCTTGTGCAATGTGGTTTAAATCAATTCCGTAATAATCGGAAAGAACTGCAATAAACCAAAGCACATCACCTAGTTCTTTAGCAACTTCAGGAATATATACCTCATCTGCAACACCGTCACGGATTTTCTTAGCATACTTACCTGCAACTTCACCTGCCTCACCAACGAGACCACTTACAAGATACTCCTCATTAAGTGCTGATGGTAAAGCAAAAGTCTTTACTTTTTCTTGATATTCATTTAAATTCATTGTTAATCTCCTAAAATATAACGATAAATCACTGGCGACCATTCCCCACACACGGGGGAAAGACTCTTCCTGACCTGCAAGGATACATACGGAGACCGTTCCCCATATTTGTATGTGGTGAGGGTAAAAACCCTCTGGTTGTCGCTTCACGGAGAGCTAACGCTCTCTCCACGACCTACGTCCACGGCGGACGCGTCTGCATTCAAGTAAGAATACAGGATATTTATTGCAGCGTTATGGTCAGCGTTTTGAGTGTGCCCACATTTTTTGCAAATGAATACAGCTTGGTTTTCGCGGTTTTCTCGTGCTATGTGTCCACATGCTGAACATCTCTGCGATGTGTATGCAGGGTTTACTTTTTCTACGATTGTTCCTGCAAGATCTGCTTTGTATTGGAGGAATTCTGTGAATTGCCCCCAATTTTGATGTAGTATGGCGCGATTAAGTCCAGCTTTTGCTTTCACGTTGGTGCCTGGGTTCTCCAACGTTCCTTTCGCGCTTTTCGTCATGTTTTTGATTTTTAGATCTTCTAGGACCACTAAATCGTAATTTTTG